GTATTCGTCGGTGTTTAGGTTAGTGCTGCCAACAGAGCCAGAGTAGACCATGAAAGAGGTCTTTGATTGAGAGTCAGTGTTGAGAGTAGACTTGAATGGATGTATTACTCTCGATGTGACAGCAACGTCGTAATCAGTGAATAGCCCAAGACCGCCAGAGATCGAGGTGAGGGAATCAAATAGGACTGTTCCTGTTACTTGAATGTCCTGCTGCTCGCAGTTTGTTGTGTCGTTGAGGGCAGGAAGAGAAACTGAAGATGCTGCTGTGTCTTGCGTAGCAACACCGCTACCGCTGATTCTTATGTTTGAGATAGAGCAGTTTGTAGTGGTCGGGAATGAAACGGCTGTTCCGTTCTGGTAGACGTTTCTGTAGACGTTCTGTGCTGTGTATATGTAAGAGCCAGTCGGACGAGAAGCAAAGTAGCCAATACCAGACTGGTAGTAAACATCTGTGTGTCCAAAGTTTGTAATTTCTAGACTGCCGGTCGATAGAGTGGTAGAATCTGTGTCAACGGTCCACTCAACATAGTTTGTTGTTGTGTCGCTTCCGCCAATTCTATGAATTACTCTCGCGTAGTTCCAGCCAACGTTCTGATCGTTTGCTCCGATCTCGTAGTCACCTGTTCTGTAGGGCTTTGTATAGTCTGGAATGTCGTCGGTCGTTGTACTGAATCCAACTGTAGAGACGCTGAAACCTGAGCCATTACCGTTGAAATCATTAGAAATAGCATTGAGAGTGGTAGATAGGTCTACGGAATGTACTTCTGTGCCGTTGACCTCTAGAACAAGTGAGCCCGTGTATGCATCTTTGAAAGCATTTGCAGGGTAATTGTTGCCATTACTACCGACATCTTCGTTTAGCTCTCCAGCCAAGGTTGGCTTACTTGAGAATACACCACGACGATCACCGCTTAGAGAATACAGATCGTTGGAGTCATAGTCAGTAAGCCCAATCGAAGAGCCTGTAGCATTGCTGTAGCCTGAGATGGTGTTGGAAGCACCAAATGACAACTTGGCATCAGATACGCCAGAGTTGTTTGCATCCACATCATCGAGGGCTGGTGCCTCTGTGGCCGTGTTTGTAGTCGCCCCAAGTTGGAAATCTAGCTGTGAAATATATCCAGCCCAACTTTCATCGGCTTCAATTTTTAGAACGATGTATTCGCCGTTTGCGACGCTTGCTGTACCGAATGTGATGTGGTGTACGTTGTTGCCTGAGTCAGTGTCGTTTGCTGCACCAGCGATAAGAGCACCATCACCATCGGTGACACTGCCGTAAACGAAGTCCTGTGAGATATCCATCCAACCTGTTGATGCTGGGATCTTAGCGTAGAAGTGAATGTTGGATGTATCGAGAGCAGCATTGGAATAAGAAGTTGCGTTCTTTGTAGAAGTTACTTTTATGTCTCTCTTGGTAACACCGCTAGAGTTAGTGAGAACACGGAAGAAAGTTCTAGTCCCGGTTACGCCAGAGTAATCTGGCTGTCCTGTTTCTGTGTTGGCAATTGAACTAAAGTCACCACTTGCGGGAATGTCGGCATCTACTGGACTGTAGAGTCTCTGGTTGAAGTAGAGTAGACCATCGGTGTGACCAGCAGCGCCACCACCTGTCATGTGGTTCTGAGAATCCCAGATTGATGCAGCAGCATCGACTGCACCTTGAGTGTCGTAAGAGCCTGAAGTCTTGCGGAAAGATTCGTCGTGGAACTTCTCGATAGTGTTTGTGCTAGCTAGTGTTCTATTATCAACTAGGAAGCCGTTACCTGTTGTGGCAGATCCTGTGTTTGAGATAGTTGCTTTTAGCGGGTGGGTTACTGTAACGTTTGTTGTGACTGCTCCGTTGAAAAGACTATCAACTTCTGCGTTGACATCTAGTGAACCAGTAATTCCTAGAGTTTTTGTGTTATCCTCGGACACACCGATATCGGGAACTGATTGCGCCGATGGCGTGGAAGAGTTTGAAACGCTGAATGAAATAGGTGTGCCTGACGCAGCGTAGACATTTCTGTAGAGATTGAGAATGTCTGCTTTGTAGTTGGCCGTAGCGTTTGTGTTGTATTGTACGCCTGAGAGATACTTTGAGCCAACAAGTGTAATGTCTTCTATTCTTGGGTTTGAGATCGCAAGGTCATCAACAGCGCCAGAAGGATCATTTATCCATTCGATGTAGTTTGTTTCATTATCTGTTGAACCTACAGTGTGGATAACTCGGAGGTAGTTCCAGCCGGTCTTCATGCTGCCAGACGAAATCTGGTATTTTGCTGTTCTGTGTTTGAAGATATACCATTCAGAGCCGTTACCATCAAAGCTTGACGCTGTGACAGAAACGTTGACAAACCCTGAGCCACTTGTTAAGCTTTCCGCTGAGCCAGTTGCTGGGTTTCCTGTTCCGGCAAATCCAGAAAGATCAACTGAGTGAATCACTGTTCCGTTCAGTTCTAGTTTTAGAGTTCCTGTTTCTCCGTTTCCAAACGCACCGGACGCATAAGCAATATTTCCGTTTGTTGCGCTCTCGGCTACATTGTAGTTGATTGTGCCGGTGATGTCTTGCTCGTTGCTGTAAACACCAAGTCTAAAGTTTGAGCCGCTTGTGGCAACACTGTAGCTGCCGCTTCTATCTACAGCGTCAAACCCTGCTTGTGTACCAGAAGATGTGTAATCTGTAATTGGATAGGAGGAACCAAAAGAAAGTTTAGCAGTCACGCCATCAGTTGATTGTTCGTTGATTGCTCTTACGACTGGAGCAGGAGTTGGGGCTAGAATCTTGAGAACTTCGTTAAAGCGATCAATTGGCGTACCAATCGGAGTGCTGGGTGTAAAGTCGGTGTAAAGACCATCGTCGTAGTCACCATCTTCGGCAGGACCAATAGTGCCACCGGAACCACCCGTTGATGAAGTGAGAACAAGATTATTGCTGGCATCAAGTGCTAGATAGGACGAAGTTGTTGCTGTTCCTGTCGAGAGCCCAGATAAATTTAAAGAAGAGCCAGTAATGGCCCCATTAACATAGAGTCGGGAACCATTGAATCTTAAATTAGGCTCACCAACAAGGCTTTGTGCGCTTGAGCCAATTGTTACTAGATAATCTGTTGTTCCATTGGCAACAACTCTGGCAACATTAGAAATGTTTGTTCCATCTCCGTGCAAGGAGCCAGAGATGATATTATTTGCTGGCTGTCCGCCTAAAGGTCCAAAGTAAGAGGGAGCCCTGACATTTCCCGTTAAATGATTTTTTGCCATAAGAAGCTCTCTCCATTACTAGAATACAAACCAGTTTGCACCATTCGAGTATAAACTGATCGCTGGAGAAGAACCTGTTATTTCGTATGACGTGTTACCATCGATAGTTTCTCCTCCTGAAGCCGAAAGGGTTATTGCACCTCCTCTAGAAGAAAGTTCGTCTTTGATTAGCAGTAGCGAACCAGAGCCAGCATCAGATGCTGAGTGGATTCTGTATTCGATAGCACCTGCACCACCAAAGCCGAGTATATAATCACTTGTAGAAGAAGTCCCAGCAGAAGTAATACTTCTGTAATTTACTCTTAAACCTAGAGTAATTGCCTGACTAGTGGATGGAGTAACTTGAAATGTTGGGGCGCTAGCTGAAGCGCCAACGTAAAGACTACCAGTTCTTATGTGATAGTCATCATCACTATTACCAAATATTGTTGAGCCAGAGATGACATCTGTCTGGTCAACAACAAAAGAACTAGCTGTGATTGTGCCTTGCACAACCAGCGTACCGCTCAACAGCATCGTGTTGGCAGAATAGCTTCCGTAAGAAGATGTATAAAATACTAACTTAGCGGAACCGCTGGTTGCATTTGCCCCAGTAAGAAACTGTAAAGAGCCGGTAGGCCCAGCGGCTTGTCCGCCGCTACTACCAGTTACATCTCCACAGTTGACATATGCCCATCCAAACTGAGCCATCTATCAACCCACTCCAGATGAGCCTGACCAGCTTGTGCCGCTATCAGTTGTCGTGCGTCCAGCAGGGATAGAAGTGAGACCAGCAACAACATCAACGCTGTCGCTTCCTAAGAGCCACAATTCAGATACCTTTAACTCAAGGACTTGAGAGACTCCATAGCCAGCAGAACCAGAAGCATCAACAGTAAAGTAGTTAGTTCCACTCACGCCAAGAGAAGAAAACCCAACCTTTAAAGCAGTAGCGCCTTTATTGGTTACTTGAAACCATCTCGTAACGTATGGGAAATCAACAGATGCTGCACTTGAAGCGTCAACACCAGCTTCAGCAAAGGGTTGTCCTGATACCTGATAGGCAGGAGTGTGATTTAGTCCTACATTCGCTTGGTAGGACTTTATAAAGTTAGACATAAGAAACCTCCGAAATCTACATAGTCAGAATAAATAGTCTCAACTATTTCTTTCGCGGCGTGCTTCTTTAGCCTTTTGCTTAGCAACATCACGCTTCTGTCTGCGTATAGCTGCTTGTTTCGCATGGCGCTTAACATCAGAGGCTTTCTTGAAATACCTTCTGTCTCTGATTTGCTCCATGATTTTTGCTTTCTTACATTTCTTGATGAACTTGCGGATCATCTTTTCGTGGTTACCACGACACTCGCGCGCATTTACAACTACGTTAGCGCCTTTACGTCTGCTCATTTGTATTCCTATTTGAGTGCTTGCCAAACTTTGCTTGCTTGACCCATGATGGAAGAAATGTCTACGCCTGCATCTGAGGGGTCATCACCTAATACGTTTGGTTTATGAGTTGTACCGGGTGCAGCGCCTTGCTTCATGGGCTCTGTGCCCTCAAACAAGTCTACACCATTGTATGCATCTTGACCAATCGAATCTAGCAACTTCTTGCGATGCTCTTGTAGCTTCTGATTAACCTCTTGGGTCTTGCGCTTCATTTGCAAGTCTTCATTAAATAGGTTGTCTTTTGATTTCTTGTTCTCGACAATTGGCTTACGTGTCATACCTGAAGCAACCTGCGCCACAACCTCCGTTAGAAGCCCCTCTTCTATGAGTACCTCTTGGATGCATTCTTTAACGACTGGTTTAATTAGTTTTTTGAGTTCTGCTTTGTTCATTTAACTTCCTGTTTAGTCAATAATAAAATCATAAAATCTTTCTAGGGTCTGATCTACTTCTGCATCGGTCATATTAGAAGCAGACTTATCTATCCCACCCTCATCTAACAATCTCTTCATTATTTTAAAGTTCTTTTGAGCTTCTTCACTCTTTAGAAATTCAAATAATTCTTTAGACTTTCTTGCTGCATCAAAGTACTCTCCTTGATCGTAGAGTTCTTTTATTTCTTCTTGATCATCTTTTAATCTTTCTATAAAAGCGAAGATAGAAGTATACGCTTTATAAGTGTCTTCCATCATTTTTAGAGGAACTGCAATTTTACGCTGAAATTGATCAACTAGAGTTTTGTCTTTTTCTTCTTCTGGGTTCGCTGGTACCGGGAGTTTTTCTGTTTCTTCGTCTCCATCGTAATCTTCGATACCATTTTCATCAGCAGGAGGCTCATCGGGTGTTTCCTCTGGAGTTTCAGCAGGAACTGGAGTGGTAGTGATCGCTGGACTTTCAAATTTAACAGTATTGAGCTTGCCCCACTGGTTTAGAACTTTGATGACTTTTTTTAGTTCGCCACCCGCAAGTCCAAGACCAGAGAGTCCTTGTAGGATTTCTCTTGTAGTATCAGCAGAAAATACTCTGTCTCTTTCTGACTTAGAGCCCTGTAGGGTTACGGCCTCTAGCATAACTCCTTCATCATCTGCAGCACTAGCAATTAAGTTTATGATCTGCTTAATCTTTTCGTCATCAACGACACCAGATAAAAGGTTCTGTAGAGAGTCGGGATTATCTTCGGAGTTTAATCCATAGACAATCTGCTCTTCTTCATTCAAGAATCTGCGCCAGTTTTCTGTTAGAAGCTGCTGTGATTTGAAACTAGACCACCTACTCATCACAAAACCTTCTTTATACCAGCAAGATCTTTCATTCTATTAAGCTGCTCTTGCATAGGCTTCTCGGTAAACTCTGCATCGATTACATCTGGATCTGGTAAAGCGGCAGCATCAGTTGGCTTTTTGGCACCGGCATCTTCAAGTTTGTACTTCTCGGCAATCTTTTTACGCAAAATCTGTAAAAACTTTTCTTTAGCCACTACCGCACTAGTACCAAAGATATCCATCGCCAACATAGTACCAAAAAGAAGTCCAAAAAGCACTTTGTGTTCTGACCAGAATTCATCCATGGCATCAACAAACGCACCCAATGGCTTTTGGAATAAAGCAACTGCTTTATGGGCGAAAGTTCCTTTTGGAAACACAGTCATTGCAAGAAGCATGTACTCGTTGATGATTCTGTGCCCTCTGAGAAAAGCGCCTAAACTGGGAATCTGTATTTCATTAAGTTGGGCTTCTTCTAGTTCTTCTTTTTGAATTGACTTTCCTAGAACTTTATCGATGTTCTGGACTATTAGCTGTGCTTCTTTCTTATCCATTTTCTAGTACCTCATTTAGTAGCCTATTGATTCGGTCGGCTTTTGTAAATACCTTATTGGTAAATTCTTTGCCTTCTTTCATCATGAAGGCGTTAGGGGTTGATGGCTCTGACACAAAGTCAAAGCAGATTAGCTGGAAGTCCTCTTGGACAACCACATTACCAGCGGCTTCGGACACAGAGCCCATACCGCGCGAAGAGATACCAAGCTTAACGCCTGACTCTACAAGAGACTTTAGAACCTGACCTGATGGGGTGTTAAGAACCTTGACCTTGCCCATAACTTGCTTATCTTCCATCCAGATGGCAGTAACCATATGTGAAGCGTTCTTTAGGTTGATAACAGAATCATCTGGGTGGTCTAATTCACCAAGCGCTCTGTTTTCTTTTACAAGCTTTTCGTAGTTCTTGACTTCTCGTGCTAAGACCTTGTAAGGGTAAACACGGCCATTACCGTTTTGTACGTCGGCTTCCTGTAGCTTGCCTGTGAGCATCATACCGCCGTTAGAAACAAAACGTTTCTCGTCTTCGGTAAGAAGGTCTTGACAAACGCCGCCTTCACATAGTTCGTAGTATTCTCTTAGTAGTTTCATTTGTATTCTCTCAAAAGTAAAAAGCGGGCATTACCCGCGCGAGTTAGGAGCCTTTACAGCAACGACGGACGGGCTGTAAGCCCCATTTACTGATTAGGTAATTGTTCATCACTCTTCTCCAAAAAATTCGTTATGCTTGTAGTTGTATCTTATCATGATTCCTTCATCGGAGAACACCATGTTGAGAACATAAGATGTTGCTGACGAGAGGCAACCAAGCAAGAAAGCATTGACTAGTGTAACGTCATAGGTAAGTAGTTCTGTCCAAGGAGAAAGTAAACACAAAAACCATCCGACATGGAATCCCATACACATAGGGCAGTGAAAAACCTTGCCGTAGCCCCTGTAGGATTCCTTTGAAGGGCGTAGTTTTTTAAGCAAGGGCATATCGCTATAGACTAAAATTTGTGTTAGTCCGTAAGCAATAAGGACGAATAATAAGAGTTCTATCATGTGCTACCTCGTAATAATCTCATTGTAACTTCAAGTGCTCTTTTAACAAATTTTGCTGCATTGAAAGTGTTTTCGCCAGCATCTATTGCGTTTTCAAATAAATCTGCCAATGATGACATAGCATCTACATTTTCAATTCCAGCAGAGCGAGCTAAGTCAGCGATATAATTTGCCAAGCCTCCTGCCTCTTTCGCACCCTGAATTATCTCTTTACCAGCGGCACCAAGAGTAATAATAAAAACAATTATCTTTGTTACTTGGTTAGTAATTTTTATATATTTTTCTTTCTCTTCAGGATCAAAAACATTTTGCTTTATGTAAACTTTTACGATTTTATTTAAACCTAAAGTCGCCAAAGTTCCCGCTGCTTCTTCTACAATTTCTGTAAAGCTTTTTAGAAAATCACTACTGTTACCGGTAACCCTTTTGTAAAACCAATTTGATATTTGACCAAGCAAGCCACCCAAAGCCAGTGTTCCAACCATTTTGGTAAAGATAGCGAATGCTATACCACCAGCCAAGACTACTTCGTTTAAGTCTTGTTTATCTTCTGTTTCTTTCTCAATTTGATCTTCTGCTTTATCCAAATCAAACATAGAGACAATAGCTTTAGATACTTCTGCTTCACCAGCAGCCTCTTGTAAAAGAAACCTATCCCATCGCTCCATTATGATTTTCATATCATTTGACATAACAGGCTCCTAGATTGTGTACATGTAAGAGAAGGTGTAGGGATCTCGGATGTAGCCCTTACGGATAGAGCCCTGCTCATCACGCTGTGGCACTTCACCAAGCTCTGTTGAATCAGTCTTATCTGGATCAGTGTACTCATCTTCGACACCACCAACGATTGCCTCGACATTATCGTAATAAGGCTTCTCTTCTTTAATAAACTTTTCAATGCTTACAAGTGCAAACTTGGCCGCATTTAACTTGCCATCTGCTGCTTCTTGTAGACTTGCCTCCATCGCACCGTAGAAAGCACCACCTTGAATAGACTCAGGAATGACGATGCCCTTTCTAGCAAGATGGCTGAATAGGCGGTTCTGTGCGCCGTAAGTAAAGTCAGTTTGAGTTTGCTTAGGGAACGCAGTAATTTTCTTGTCTTTTCCCGATAGAACAATGTCTATGTCTCCATGATCAAAGATCATAAGATCGCCACTGAGGGACTTGCGAATATCAAGCTCTAAAGTTACGGTAGGAGGAGGGGTTTTGGGCTTGATTGTAACCTTGACAGGTTCTGGTACTGGGACAATTCTAACTGTTACTGCCATCGTCGTAGATTTCCTTTACGAGTTCTTGAGTCTTCAAGATTGTGAAGAGAGTTGCTTCTGTCAAGTTAGTTTCGTTTGATAAAGCTGCAAGACGTTCCTTGACAAGCTCTGTTTTCTTAATCATTTCTTGATCAGCAGCAACCTCTTCAACTTCTCTTGCTTTCTCAAGGGATTCCTTCAATCTTGTGAGTTCGCGATTGAGGTAGATCTTTGTTTCCAAATCATCAGTAGAGAATGATGAGATGTAATGGTTTAGTAGTTCTTTTTGTTCTCGGAGCAAAGAGGAGCCGTACTTCTCGTTGAACTTCTTGGTAAATGTGGTAAATGTGATCGCATCGATAGGCTGCATTGCCTGCTCTTCAATAATACCAGTCATTCCATTGACGATCTTTGACTCCAACATCACAGCCTGCTTGGGTGAGTTTGTGTTGAACATCTTTGCGATAGTTGCGAGAGACTTATAGTTTGGAACAAAGTTGTTGAAGATTGCAGGGCTCAATTCCTTATTGATGTCATTGATGACTTCGGTCTGCTGCTTGAACAGTCCATCGGGGTCAATAAGGCGCTTAGCAGCCATCACAGCCTCTACAATTTTTTTACTAGTGGTTTCATCTAGGTTCTGATTTTCATAGAGAGAACGATAGCATTCTAGGTCTCTTTTAAGCAATGAGTCGCCTGTAAAGTGCTTACGAACAATAGAAACGACCTTGGCCTTCCGTTCGTTGTCGCCCTTGATAATAGCAACTGTTGCTTCGCGGGCGAGAGCCTCGAACACAAAAGCCGTGTTTCTCTTTTTGTTGTGCTTATTCTTCATCATTATTCTCCGTAACTTTGGTCTCCAGTGATTCGAGCAAGAACTTAACAGAGTTGTTTACTTCGAGAAGAGCTTCCTCTTCTTCTTGTTCTCTTAGGTAAATAGGGTCTTGTTCCTCATAAATACCTCTTGCGAGAGATCTAAGCTCTGGAGCGCCTAGGTTGTTAGTTCTATAAGTGTTCATCTCTGGTGTCGGAACACTGCTGTAGTTTCTTGTTCTGGCACCAGCGGGTCGCTTATCGACAGCTACCTTTTGGTAAGCTTTGCCCTTGGAACCCTTAGTGACATACTTGTCGCCTGTTCTTGCACGCTTACCGAGAGATTTGGCAAGGCGCGGTGAATTACGAGAGCCGGGAGGCGCTGCTAGTAGGGCGGAATCTTCACCGCCACCTTCATCTCCTCCAGCATCATCGCCACCAAGATCAAGATCTGCGCCACCCTCATCGCCACCGCCAAGGTCTAAGCCGCCACCTTCATCACCTCCACCAAGGTCGAGACCACCGCCTCCGCCGCCTTCACTACCTCCTGCGGCAGCTTCGGCAACGCCCTCAAGTGCTGTGTCGTGTTTGCGGTCGTAGAACATTTCGCGCTGGTTGCGTAGGAACTCTTCGTGTGACATACCAAAGATGTTGTCTGCAACCCAGCGACGTGAAAAGTAGCCTTCTGTTGCTGCGGCAGCAATATCAAACTTGGTCTTCCAATGCTCTAGTTCCTGTAGTTCTGCAATCTTGCTTGGGTTGTTAAGAGCAAGCTTGAAGTTTAGAAGGTCTTCACCTCTGTAGCCAAGAGTGTAAAGGTGGATAATTCCAACCTTCTCTAATTCGTGGATAACAGAGCGCTGAAGACGCTGAATGGTGCGAGCAAAACGAATGTCCTTGGTCGCTAGTGTAGTCTTATCTTCCTGAGCGCCCTCACCCATCGTTAGGTAAGCCTGCGGAATCTTAATAGCAGAGAACAACTTGTCGCGGAGATACTTGATGTCGTCAATTTGTGTTGTGTTTTGACCACCAGCAAGTGATTGAATGTCAGTCACAGAACCAGCACGAATTGGAATGTAGTAGTCTTCTTCGATAGAGAGCGGGTTATAGCGGAGGTCAATGCGACCTGTGTCCTTGTCAACAATAGTGTGTCTCTTCAACTGGGTCACGATCTTCTGCATGTACTGTTCGACCTCTTGTGGAGGAATAGCACCAACATCAATCTTGAAGACCTTGCGCTCGGAAGAACGAACAATGCGGTAGGCCATCATTGCATCTTCCATAAGGGTTAGCTGACGCCAGATACGACGAGCAGGCTCTAACACAGAGGTGCCGTAAGGTGAGTACTTGTCGTTACCAAGGATGCGGAAGTGGGCAATCTGCCAGTTCTCGAAGGTCATACCTGCTGAGTTCCACTGGTACTGGATGTAATTAGGGTTTGTTGCATCAAGTCCTTCTAATCTCTCGACCTCTTGTAGAGGGAGGGCAATAGAAGACTTAACACCAATTTCATCGTCAATATCGAGATAGAGAATGAAGTCGCCATACTTGCACATGGTGCGGCACCAACCAAAAAGATTGTGCTCGACGTTCATAACATTGTGATAAAGAATATTGAGAACTGCTTTGATTTCATCGTTACGGCACTTTACATTTAGCATTGGCGAGAGAGCAGAGAATGTGGTCATCTCGTCTGCATAGATGTCGAGAGCAGAAGCCAACTCTGGCATGTACTCCATCTGATCGAAGTCAATGTAGCGCTCTGAACGGCGCTGGTTTGCAATAGCGTTTGCAGCAATTGTATCAAGCGGGTTATAGGACTGCTTCTTGAACTGCTGTCCTGATGCTGACTTGAATCTTGTAGAATACTTGTCAAGGTGCTGTCTACGAATCTTGCGACCAGACTCTGAGCGATAGCTGATGATTGGTCCAGAGAACAAGCGGGTTAGAGAACGGAATAACTGTGAATCTCTATTCGCCGGGTTCTGTCCTTGTTTGGGGTTTCTTGGTGCCATTTATTTTCTCACTTAATTATCCACATATATTGGGAATATAGATTTTTTGCTTCGTTCATTTTACTAGTTGTGTCTTCGCCTGTGTAGCCAATTTGTCCTTTTATCTGTGTATTCAAGGTTGTTCTCGAAGTCATGATGGCATCTACGAATGCCTTTTGGTAGTTGAGGTCTCGGGCGTTTGATTGAAGGGCAGTATCTCTAACCCAACAACAAATCGCAAGAGCCATTACCAAGTCGTCATTGTAGCCCCTCATGGCTTGTGGCTTCCCGTTATACCAAATAAAAGTGCGGAACTCGTTTGCTAAACGCGAAGAATACGTCTTAACTAGTTTGTTTCTCATAAACTCTTCTAGCTTGGCCACAATGAGGGGTCTGGTCTTACTTGTGGTGGAGAATCCTGCGATAGCACCAGACTTATGTTCCCCAAGGTGCTGGTCGATATATTCGTGTGTAGACTTGATGGAATAGTAGAGGTTGGGATAGCCGTACTCTACCAATTTATCTATGACGGTGTAACCAATGGAGTTATTTTCTACGACGAGCATAGCGTTACCAAACTCTCTACCGACCTGATTTAGCATGTTGGCGTAGAGGTCAGGTGTTGGTTTACCCATGTACTCTCCGATGATCTCCATCGTTTCAAGTTTCAGAATATGGAATGTAGAACTATCTGCGCCGTCGCCTCGTGCAACGTCTGCGGACATGAGATAGTTGCAACTTGGATCGTACTCTTCCCATAACCAGAAGTTTCTATCAAAGCCTGTCTTGTGTTTTGGCTCTTTAATGTTGGACATGATCCATTCCATGTTCTCTGGATCAATAACAGTTTCACCGGACGTGTTGAAGTTACACTCCAACTCCTGAGCGATCTGTCTTCTGGACATGTTCTTGGTTTCTTTCTTAAACCATTCTTCGTCTCTCTCGGGATGAACGTCCCACATAAGCGTTGTGAGATTGAAGTTATTTTCATTGGTCTCGGCACCTACGCAGGTTTTGTGGAACCAGTTACCAACACCATTTGGTGTGGAGATCGCAATGCAGCGACCACCGGTTGATAGTGTTGGATAAAGACCGGTCCATAGTTCTTCTAGACCCTCAATGTGAGCAGCCTCGTCAAGAACGAGAAGAGATAGTGCCTCAGAACGACCAGCGTCGCCAGAGGTGGAGGCAGCCTTGATAGAAGAGCCATTGGACAACTCGAAGGACGTGCGGTTGTCGGTTGTAATGTTTGCAATCCTGATCCAGTCAGGAAGGTTCTTCATAATGTTTTTGACTTTTCGGACCAAGTTGCCTGCTGTTTCAAACTTGGTCGCCATAACAAGAATAGTCTTGTCGCGGTGGAACAACATCATCCAAACAATGTAACCAGCGGTAATCGTTGAGATACCTAACTGACGACCTTTGTTGATAATGTTAAAGCGGTAGTCGTTGAAATCTTCTAGCAGTTGATCCTGATAATCAAACGTCTTAAACAACATAAGCCCGTGCATCGGGTGAGAGATACGGGCATAGTTTTTCAGGAAGTAAGAAGGGTCTTTACCACACTTAACGACTTCTTTCAGTATTTGTTGTTTCGTTAACTTTGGCATTCATCTTTCTTTATTCTTTTTTGCCAGAGTTTGCGGGTCTCTTGTCATTAGGTGGACGTTTACCAAGACCACCCTGCTTCATAAAGGCTTCCCAGCCAGCAGCAAGCTTGTCTTCTGTGGCTTCACCGACAACGGCAACCTCTTCCAAGCCGCCAATCTTGT